TCCGCATCGATCAGTCCCGCATGGAACTGGTGGTTCTCGATCGCATCCTCGCGGCATGGCTCGACGAGGCTGTGCTGGTTGGGGATCTGCTGCCGGTTGATCAGGGCCCATTCATGAATTGGCCACATCAGTGGTTCTGGGACGGCCATGAGCACGTGGATCCCGCAAAGGAAGCCAACGCGCAGGCAACCCGCCTTGCCTCGCACACCACCACACTGGCAGACGAATACGCCCGTCGTGGTCAGGACTGGGAAACTCAACTGCGTCAGCGAGCGAAAGAGATCGCCTTGATGCAGGAGCTTGGATTGTCCCCCGTTTCCAGTACTTCGCAACCCATTCCGGAGTTAGCAAATGACGAACTCAGTGAAGACCCCGTTGCCGCCGAATAGCAGTCGCGCACTGCAGCTGACAGCGGGTGGCTCGATCGAAATCGAAGCAGCAGCCGATACCTCCGGCACATCGCTGCCGCGGTTCCAGATGGTCGCCTACACCGGAACTCCCATGCGAGTGGCTGGCTGGCGACATCCGGTCGTGATTGATCTTGCTGGACTCTCCATCCCCTCTCAATCACGCCCCATCCGATTTGGGCACGATGCTCTTTCCGGTGTCGGCCACACGGACGCGATTCGCGTGGAACAGGGGCAACTGCTCGCTTCCGGCGTCGTTTCCCGCGACACACCGGCAGCTCGGGAAGTTATCACCAGCTCAAGAAATGGTTTTCCCTGGCAGGCGTCTGTCGGGGCTTCAGTGGAAGAGTTTGAATTTGTACGGGAGATGCAGCAAGTGACAGTCAACGGAAAACAGCATCAGGGCCCCCTGAACGTCGTCCGGCGATCAACGCTGGGTGAGATCAGTTTTGTCGATCTCGGAGCCGATGGTGCGACCAGTGCCTCCGTCGCTGCAACGCACGCGGAAGGCGGCGGTGACAGCGGAGACTCGTTCGATGAAAGCATCGAGCCACAGGTGGTGTCCCATGCTGGAGCGCCCGCCAGTGCCGCTGGCGCCATGCTGCTGAGTTCACAGACACCTCCGATCCCCGCGTCCGATGCGATCGCCAGAATTCGCCTGCAGGCTGCCGGCGAACTCGACCGCATTGACGCCATCCGCCGGCTGTGCGATGGTCGCCACACGCAGATCGAAGCTCAGGCGATTCGGGAAGGCTGGGACGTTCAGCGAACGGAACTGCAGATCCTGCGGGCCAACCGCCCGGCCGCACCTGCCATTCATACGCCCGAACGCGTTGTGAATGCTCAGGTTCTGGAAGCTGCCTGTCTGCGGACATCTCGATCGCAAGCCGTGGAGGCTCTCTACGATGCCCGAACTCTGGAAATGGCCGACCAGCGATTCCGCGGTGGGATCGGGCTGCAGGAACTGCTGCTGGAGGCTGCATGGGCCAATGGGTACACCGGACGCAGCTTCCGGGACACTCGCGGCGTTATGCGAGCAGCGTTCGGGAAAGATGTTCAGGCCGGCTGGTCGACCATCGACATCGGCGGCATCCTGTCCAATGTCGCCAACAAGTTTCTGCTGGAAGGTTTCTTCAGCGTGGAGCGTGTCTGGCGGAATATCTGCGCCGTTCGCAATGTCTCGGACTTCAAGACGGTCACCAGCTACCGGCTGATCGGCAAGGACCAGTACGAACAGGTGGCTCCCGGCGGCGAACTGAAGCACGGGACACTCGGCAACGAAAGTTACATGAACAAGGCCGACACTTACGGCCTGATGCTGTCCATCGATCGCCGCGACATCATCAACGACGACCTCGGAGCGATCACCACCGTGCCACGCAAGCTCGGGCGAGGTTCCGGGCTGAAGATCAACGACGTGTTCTGGGCCATCTTCCTGAACAACGCGGCGTTCTTCACGGCTGGCAACAAGAATTACCAGACGGGTGCGGACACCGCACTCACGATCGACGGCCTGACCAAGGCCGAAGTGGCCTTCATGGATCAGGTGGACGGTGACAGCAAGCCGATCGGCATCATGCCGTCCGTGCTGCTGGTACCGACCGCGTTGTCTGCACTCGGCTCACAGCTCTTCAAGTCGGTCGAGCTGCGGGACAACACCGCGGGAGCCAAGTTCCCGATCGCCAACCCGCATCAGGGCAAGTTCCGAGTGGAAGTCAGTCGGTATCTGGCAAACACCACGTACACCGGCAACTCTGCCAAGGCATGGTACCTGCTGTCCGAGCCGACTGACCTGCCGGTGATCGAAGTGGCATTTCTGAATGGTCAGGAGTCACCAACGATTGAAACGGCTGACGCTGACTTCAACGTGCTGGGCGTGCAGATGCGGGGTTACCATGACTTCGGTGTCGCTCTGCAGGATCCGCGCGGTGGCGTGAAGATGAAGGGCGAAGTCTGATCGTTCGTGAATCAGTCACTTCAGGGTTTTGAAATCCTTGCTTAACACAGGAGACCATAGTCCATGCCACAGTCCACTTTTGTCGCTGAAGGCCGTCAGATTGATTACACGCCGGCGGCTGCTGTTGCCGTTGGCGACGTGATTGTCCAGGGCGATCTGGTCGGTGTCGCAACCCGCTCGCTGGCCGCAAGCGAACTCGGCTCCCTCATCGTCGAGGGGGTCTTCGATTTCAACAAGCTGACCAACGTCGCATTCACGGTCGGCACCATTCTGTACTGGGACGACACCAACAACGTGGTGACAGCCACCGCGACGGGCAACAAGTCGCTCGGGAAGGTTATTCGTGCGGCGGCAACGACGGACACGACCGTTCGCATTCGTCTGAGCCAGTGAGGAGTTCGCGGTTGTGGGCGACCTGCTCGACAAAGGTTCCGCCTGGCTGGAGAGCCAGCGTTCGAAGCATATGACCCGCGACGTGACGTACGCTCGCGGACTCATCACGGCCGTGGTCAAAGCCACGGTCGGCCGAACGGAATACGAAACCGATGACGGGCAGGTCGTCCGCACGGAATTCACGGATCGGGATTTTCTGATCTCGGTGGCAGATCTGGTACTTGATGGCAGTTCCACGCTGCCGGATGAAGGCGATCAGGTCCGGGAAACGCAGGGCACCAGTGTACTGATTTTCGAGGTCATGGGCTGGCGGTACTCTGATCCGTATCGCCGGACGTTTCGGATCGAGACCAAACATGTCGGCACGGAGTAATACGAATGTCCGTCGTTGTGGCCATCACGGAGGCTGTGGTCGGATCGCTGAATTCAGCGACGTTCAGCATGCCATTCACTGCCGTGCGAACTTATCTGCCACAGTACAAGCTGGCAGAGATGCAGACGCTGCGTGTGACGGTCGTGCCGCGTTCTGCGGTGCTCAGCAGCGTCGATCGCAGTCGCAGCCAGACGGATCTGGCCGTCGACATCGCGATCCAGAAGAAGTATGCCCTCGGCACCAATCCAGAACTGGATCTGCTCACGTCCCTGGTGGAGGAGATTCTTGAGCATACACGCACTCATCGACAACTCGATGGACTGCCACAGGTGCATTGGATCAAGTCTGAAGTCACTGCACTCTATGCACCCGACCATATGGAAAAGTTTCGTCAATTCACCAGCGTCCTGACGGCCACGTACCGAGTCGTTTCATGATCAACATGAAGGTCAAGCAGGCAAAGGGATTCTTCTTCGATCGCAGAAGAGTGACTTCTGCGGTGGATAAAGCCACAAGAACACGCCTGTCTCGGTTTGGGGCTTTTGTACGCACCGCGGCTCGCAGCAGTATTCGAAAACGAAAAGCCAGCTCAAAGCCTGGACAGCCACCCAGCAGTCACACAGGTTTACTCAAACAGCACATCTACTTCATCTACGAACCCAACAACCGCAGTGTGGTCATCGGTCCCGCATTGCTCAACGAGCGTCAGCAGAGCCCGCCGGTTCCGGAGCTTCTGGAGAACGGCGGTCTCGTTTATCGAAATGGCGTCTCAATGTTTTACGAACCGCGACCCTACATGCGTCCCGCATTCGACCAGGAAATGGACAACCTTGAAAAGCTCTGGCGCAACTCCGTGAGGTAAGTGATGTCTTCATCCACGTTACAGAACAGCGGAAACGGCAACGGCAACGGCTACATCGTCATCCCTCGCTGGTTTGTTTCGTTTCTGAGTTTTCTGACATCGGTGGTGTTTGTTGGAGCCGTGCTCTGGGCATGGTCCATCTCCAACGATGTCAGTGCCATCAAAGCGGAAATCAAAGCCACATCGGCTGCACGTGCAAGCGAGCTTGAGGATCTTCGCAGACGACTTGATCGACACGACCTTCTCTTTGACCGTCTTCTGGAAAGGCAGGCTTTGAAATGATTGATTGGCAGCCACTTGATTTGATCGCGTGTTTCAGAAATGACCGCCAGTCGCGCTGGCGATCCCTGATGAACTTTTCCCTGTCCGGGCCATTCCCGTTGTTTGGTGCTCCAGCGAGAATTGCCGTCGTTTGCCAGCACGAAGGTAAGAATCTG